ACATATTCATCAATGGCCCGGCTACTACCATCAAGCCACCGATTGCCCCTACAGTAATCAAGATGCCTGCTGATAGTTTGGGGTGTTTTTCTATCCACTCCCCGATTTTAGTAATAATAGGGGTTACAGCAGCCATAAGCTTAGTCAATATGGGTAAAAGGGCTTGACCTAGAGTAGCCGCCGTCAACGCCATTTCATTCTTAAGTATCGCCATTTTGGATGCAGTGGTATCTAACCGCTTGGCTGATTCCTCGTTAAGAGCGATGTTTTCTTCCCAGGCTTTCTCGGCTAATGTTTGTGCGTCTGTCAACAGTTCTTGCGCGCCAGTAGCTCTCAGTAGGGCATCAACCACCCTGATACCACTTAAACCAACTTCGTCAAGAACGGGGGTTATATCCTGCCCCGATGATTTCATCTCGCTCAGACCATTGATGAAGAGCATTATCGCCCCGGTAGCATCTTCCTTGAAGAGCGTAGCGAATTCAGATGTTGTCATCCCTGCCGTGAAAGCAAAGGCTTCTAATTCCTTCCCCCCGCCAGCAACGGCAGAATTCATCTCTAGCATAGTCTTACTAAATGCAGTACCACCAGCCTCAGACCTTAACCCCATCGAAGATAGTGCAGCAGAGAAGGCCATTATCTGTGTTTCAGACATACCGATAGCAGTACCGGCACCAGCCAGCCTCATCGCCATATCAACTATTTCCGCTTCTGTAGTCGCGCTGTTATTGCCTAAATCGACAATTACAGAGCCAAGTTTTTCGATATCATCAGTAGCCATACCAGTAATATTCATAAACCTGGCTAGGGATGTCGCTGCTTCTTCACCCGTTAGATTGGTAGCCATGCCTAATTTGGCAATTGTCTCGGTGAACGACATTATGTCATCTTTGGCGATACCCAACTGCCCAGCCGCCTCAGCTATCCCGGCTAGTTCAACATACGTCTGGGGTAATCTCTTGGTCATTTCCCTGAGTGCCGTATCTAGTTCACTGAACTCTTCTTCGGTAGCATCTACCGTTTTACGGACACCAGCGAAGGCAGTCTCGAAGTCTATAGCCATCTTCAGGGAAGCCCCACCGATTGCCACAGTAGCCCCCACCATGACCATGCCGACCTTCTTCATGCGCTGTTGCCACTGCCCGGTAGACTTTTTTATCTTGCCGTCTACTTGATCGAGGCTTCTATTCAGGCCGGAGGAATCGCCATTTATTTTTACTACAACATCGCCGGCAGAAATTGCCATACTATTCCTTCCTTACCTTAACCCCTGCTCTCTGGAACAAGTCCGTGTCTGTGGTTGTGGCCTTCTTTTTGCCCGCCCCCGCGTATGCGTCAGCTATACTTTTCTGTCTTTCCCCTAGCCTCTGACACATCAAAGCAAGTTCTTCATCTGTCCAGTTGTCCCGGATGTACTCAGGCGTTGTTCCCCATTCAGATAATAGGTATTCTAGGCCTTCGCTTATTGGGACTTCTGGGGACTCATCACCGCTGGGAGCGTTTCCGATAAAGGGAACGCTAGATTCATCACCACCTCAAAGGCAACTGCTATCTCAGCCTCAGTCGCGATGTCCTCTATTTCGTTCCTGTCTAAATCACGTGCGTACTCAAAGAACAGGTCAATAATCTCATCCTGGCTATCAACCATCATCACTTTAATAGCTTCCGCGAACGCTTCGGGGTTATCGGTAGTCACCTTCATGTATTTAGGTAAGCCGGAAACCAGCTCGATGACTCTCTTGCGCCAGGGGCGGGAGTATTTGATTACAAGAGGGTTAACTCCAAACTCCCGCCCACCCAGCATTACTTTTGTCGGTTCCTGGAACATCTTTTGCTCGTCTGTCCTATCCATATCTGCTCCTTTTATTTATCATTAGGCTGCGTTATCGACTACGGTGAAAGCCGGTTCCCCAACCGGCTTTAATGCCTGGAAGGTTACAGGGACAACGGTCTTCTCGCCTTTCTTGAAAGGCATCCCGACTGATCCGGTCGCGGTAGCTTTGGGGAAGAACATCTGGCGTAAGTAACCAGCAGGGTTAAGTCCTTCGAGTCTAAGATTCATGGTCTTATTAACGCTGGACCCTACTGTCAGGATGCTGCCGGATACCACCGAACCAGCCATCGCAAAGCCCATATTCGCCAGTGATCCCTCAGCCATGTTACAGGTTATTTCAATGGACTCCTTAGTGATAACCCGGTCAATGGCTACGGTTTCTTCCTCTACCTCGATGTCGGATTCATCGGCGTTGTAAGTAAGGGTAACTCCGTCCTCGGTATAGCCAAGGTCGACAAACGGGGAGCTGAGGGATATCGCCGGGCCGGTGCCACCGGGTTCGATGGTATATACGGTACCCATAATCTCGATGCTGTCAATGTAGCTAGTTCGTGCAGGGGAAGTCTCCCACAACTCTACCCGGACCCTGGTCAGTATCCAGTTCGAGCAATCAGCTCCACTGGTCAAGACCTCAATGGCCGCTTGCTGCCCGTTAAGAGCAGCTAACCCCCAATCAAAGAACGAGGCTCCTATCTCGTCAACCCCGCCTATCCCAGAAAGGTCGGCATCAGCGCACTCCTGGTCTAACCAAGTATTGCTTCCCGTAATACCCTGCAGATCGACATCTGTGATTTCAGCCCAGGCATCGGAGTCGGGGTCTTCAAACCTAAACTCAAACTGGGCAAAGTTTGCGGTGACTGCGGAGCTTTTGTGCCAGAAACTATTTGTGGTAAGGGCGGCTGTCCATGCCGTCATTGTTATGCCTGTGGGGGGAGTAATCTGGACGTGTGTGCTACCGGCATCTCCGGAACCAGTCTTGGTGAGCTTCACTGACCTACTCCCTGCATACTGCTCAACAGTAGACCATTCTGCCCTTGCGTCATTCGGTTGCCTAACGGCCAGGGTCGCCACCCCGGTTAAGACATTAGCGATTGTGTTCGACATGATTATTTACCCTCCTGTTGTAGTTTAATATAATAAAGTGCCTTCTCAGGTAAGACAGCTGATTTTTCTGGTTCTTTGGGTATCGGTTCCTCCCCCTCAACCTCCGTAGGTATCAACTCCCCCTCCTCCTCCTCTGGCTTTGTATCAATTACAACCGCCTCTTCTTCCTCTTCTGGTAAAACCATTACTCCCTCCTTGTAAAACGCCCAGATTTTGATTCTGTGGCCTATCGTAGCATGATGCTGAAGAATGTTAATGTAACAAAAAAAGACGACCATAAAGTCGCCTTGAAATACTGCTGGATATGAACGGGTTTTAGATTTTCTCTAGTATTCTTTTTGCCATATCAGCGCGAGCCCCATCACTAAATATTGTTTCTTTTGATATTCTAATCTTTTGGAGGTGGTCAATTATATAATCTTCTGTTTCTTTATCCGTTGCCATCTCGGCATCTCTTGCCCAGAGATAAATCAAGGATACTATTCCCTTTTTAATATCACCTATTTGCGCATCCATCATATTGCAAGTATATCACCATTGGCATTATATTAGCAAGCCTTAGCGAAGCATAATTGAGAAAAAACAAAGGGTCCTAAAGTAGTTTGGTATCTCCATATCAACCAAGTCCTGCCCCTGTCCTTCCTCGATTGCTGATAAAATATAATTAGACCCTACCGCGATATTCTGTATTCCCTGGAGAGCATCGTATAATTTACGGTAGATTTCTCGTGCATCAATAGGATCGTCAGCCCAACAATCAAACTGCACGCTTGGATTCGGCATATCTGGAATATATGGGGTTGACGATCCTCCCCGGGTAGAGTAACTAACCGCCGGTAGCGTGCCATTCTCCGGTATCCTGGGGCAGTAGATTCGCGCCCCAACCAAAGCAATCAACGGATCCACCTTTGTTGACGAGGTTGTTAGATAATCCCTTATGATTTTGTTGGTATCAGGCAAGCTCATAAATGTTTCCTCACTTTCCCGGCAAATGAATCTCCCTTGGTGTGCTTCACCAGTGCGGGGTTCATGTATGGTCTCCCCTGTACATGGCTACCAGAGCGGGTGTGATAACCAGTCTCGCCATAACCCCCATAGCCAGAGGTAGAATAAACAGCGCCTTCCAGCTTGCCATCATTTACAATTTTATCCGGCTCTGCATCTTCCCCTTGCTCGACTGTTCCCATCCCTGAAACTTCAGAAGCAAGTGAGCGTGCGTTATGCCCCGTATCCCAAAACTTAACCTCTTTTGCGTTCCTGATGCTGTCATTATGAATGGCTACCACCGTATCGCGCATGGCTAACTTGGTTGCCTTATCGAGCGTATTCTTTGCTGCTGGTATTTTTAGATTGCTAATTATGTTCATGCTTAGTTTCATCGAATTGTCCTCACGAAACACTCTTTATGATGAGAGGTAGCCCCGTCTCTCCGATCTACTACCATCAGGACTTCATAGGTATCACTGTCAATTACTATTCGGTCCTGCTCGGTAACATCGACATCACCAAGAAAGATAGTGTGATCGGCGATAACTAACTCAGCCCCGAC